CAGCCAGAGAATCACACATGAAACCGAAATGGATCGTCTATGACCGATCTGGCGACAGCTACCCGGTCGCGCTGGATACCGCGCTGGATTGGAACATGCTAAAGGATTATTGCGTACAGCGGATGCTTCCGGGGCCGTGGGAAACCATCCGGTGCAGCAACCTGCTGACTGCTCAGGATATTGCTATCTGGTTGAATGGCCGGGCAGGGGAGGGGGAATGAATCCCATCAACCCCACTCCCCAACAAGCCGCGATGCGCCGGGCCTTTGCCGCAGCGAAACGGATTCCCAATGCGCCCGACCCGAAACGCGCCCAGCGGATCAGTATCTGGGCGGCCGAGGTCAAGGCGGCGCTGGGGAAGGACAACGACAGCCAGGGCAGGTTGAAATGATGACCGCGCTGTGCTATGATTTGCCTGTTCCTGCAACAGCGGGAAACGGGTTTAGCAGCCTGAACTCTACAGGGCGCGTAGCGCCTGACCGGCGCATTTTTTTTGCCCGGTCGAACCATATCAATGGCGGCTTACGCGGGGAGACCTTACGGTCTGCTGGCGTCCTTGTAGGCCAGTCTGCTAACCCCGCGATAAGCCGCCACTTCTCATTTAGCAGTGAGTGTGGCGGATTCCAACCTACAAGGAGTCTGCTATGACCGCATTATCCCCAGTTACGTCTGCTGTATCCGAAACCTCCGCTGATTCCTATCAGCAATTCATCGCCTCAAAACTTACCCTTCACGTCCCGGTCGGCTTTGCGCCTGCCGACTTGTCCGGTTATTCCCTGTTTGACTTCCAAGTGTCCATTGTCGATTGGGCGGTGCGTCGGGGGCGGGCGGCCATCTTTGCCGACACCGGACTCGGAAAGACTTCAATGATGCTGGCCTGGAGTGATCAGGTCTATCAGCACACGCAAAAGCCCGTCATCATCATGGCCCCGCTGTGTGTCGCGCAACAGACCGTCAGGGAAGCCGGGCGCATGGGCATTGCCGATGTGCGCTATGCCCGGACAAAGGCCCTGGTGCTAGGGGCGCGGATCGTGGTGGTGAACTACGAGATGATGGAGCATTTCGATTTGACGGTTTTTGGCGGGGTGGTCCTTGACGAGTCAGGAATCCTCAAGAACTTCACCGGGAAAACCAAGCAACTGATTATCGACTCCTTTCGCAATACCCCGTTCAAGCTGGCCTGTACCGCAACACCTGCCCCGAATGATTACCTTGAATTGGGTAATCACGCTGATTTTCTGGACGTGATGCCGTCCAATGAAATGATCTCGCGCTTCTTTATTAACGATTCCATGGCGGCGGGTTCCTATCGCCTCAAGGCGCATGGTCGTGAGGATTTCTGGCAGTGGTGCGCTTCATGGAGTGTGGCTTTAACCAAGCCATCGGATATGGGTTATTCCGACGATGGCTATTTGTTGCCGCCACTGGGTATTCAGCATATTTCAGTCAGTACCGAGGGGCTGCCACCGATTGAATGGCAGTTGTTTCGGGATACCGTCCTGAGCGCCACCAATCTGCATAAAGAGATGCGATTGACTGCGCCGTTGCGGGCCGCCGCTGCCGCGAAACTGATTGCTGCAGATCCTGATGAAACCTGGCTGGTCTGGTGCAATACCAACTACGAAGCCGACGAGTTAATGGCGCGGATTCCCGGCGCGGTGGAGGTGCGCGGCGCAATGACCCCGGAGCAAAAGGCGCAACGGTTGGTCGCGTTCATTGATGGAACTGAAAAAATCCTGGTCACCAAGCCCTCTGTTGCCGGATTTGGGTTGAACCTACAGCACTGCGCCCGTGTGATATTTGTCGGGCTGTCCTACTCCTATGAAGACTTCTATCAGGCCATTCGCCGCTGCTACCGCTTTGGGCAACAGCGGGAAGTGCAGGTCTTCGTTATTGCTGCGGATAGCGAGATGTGCGTGATGGAGACGATTCAGCGCAAGGAACAGGAACACCAAAAGATGCAGCGGGAAATGTCGGCGGCAATTTCGATGTATCAAGCCAATCTGCAAAAGCCGGTCTGTCATGGCGTTGAAAAAGTCCAGGGCGATGATTGGAATCTGTACTACGGCGACTGCGTGATGGCGATGGCGGAAATGGAATCGGATAGCGTGGACTTGTCAGTATTCAGCCCGCCGTTTGCCAATTTGTACATCTACTCCGATAGCCTGAATGACATGGGCAATACCCGCAATACGGCGGAATTTTTGGAGCAATACCGCTTTGCCGCCCGTGAGATGTTTCGAGTGACGCGACCGGGCCGGTTGTGCGTGATTCATTGCAAAGATCTGCCACTCTATAAAAACCGGGACGGCGCGGCGGGCCTGTATGACTTCCCTGGCGACTTACGCCGGATTCACGAAGAAGAAGGCTGGATTTATCACTCACGGGTCACGATTTGGAAAGACCCAGTGATTGAGATGCAGCGCACCAAAAACCACGGACTGCTCTATAAGCAGCTCTGCAAAGACAGCGCGGCCAGCCGGCAAGGCATGGCGGATTATCTGATTGTGATGCGCAAGTGGGGCGAATCCGAGCAATGGTTTCCGGTCACCCGCAATGGCGGCGAACGCTTCTTTGATTACATCGGATCAACCTGCCAAGCGCCCGCAAAGAAGGAACTGGCGAAAGGACGGGACGCAACCGAAAAGCAACGGCTCTATTCGATTAACGTCTGGCAACGCTATGCCAGTCCGGTTTGGTTTGATGTGAGTCAGACCAAAGTCCTGAACATTCGCCAAGCCAGGGAGGGTCAGGATGAAAAACACATCTGCCCTCTCCAGCTCGGCGTGATTGAACGGGCCATTGAATTGTGGAGCAATCCAGGTGATTTGGTCCTCAGTCCGTTCACGGGCATTGGCTCAGAGGGTTACGTCGCGTTGCAGATGGGCCGGCGCTTTATCGGGGCGGAACTCAAGCGCAGTTATTTTGAGGTCGCTTGCCGGAATCTAGCGGCAGCGAAGCGGGAACAGGGCGGGTTGTTTGCGGATGATGATGCACCCGGATTAGATGAACCTCTGGACTGCGGGATGGATTCGGAGGCTGCGTGATGATCCCGCTTGCCCTAGTCAAGCAGGCGCATAGCGCCGGATTGTGCGTGGTTCCGCCCGCACAGGACGGCAGTAAGCGCCCGATGGTGCCTGGTGGCGGCGGCTGGAAAAACTATCAGCAACAGCGCCCGGACTTGGCCGTGCTGACGGAGTGGTATTGCGAAGCCAACCGCCTGACCGGCATGGGCCTGGTCTGCGGCAAAGTGTCGGGCGGTCTGGAGGTGATTGATTTCGACACCCGCGCCGCCTGGGATGAATACCAGAAAATGGCGGAATACTGCGGTATCGCGCCATTATTGAACCGAGTTTGGGCGGGTTATGGCGAAGTATCGCCGCGTGGCGCTCATCTGATTTACCGCTGCGCCGAGGTGTCCGGCAATACCAAGCTGGCGCGGGAAGCAGACGGAAAGAAAGTATTTATTGAGACGCGGGGAGAAGGCGGCTACATCATCATCGCGCCAAGTAATGGCACGGTACATCCTAGCGGCAGCGAATATCGTCGGGTGTCCGGGGATATTGCCACCATCGTCACCATTACCCCGACTGAACGGAAAGACATCTGGGAACTAGCCAAAAGCATGAGCCTGTTTGTGCCGCCGGTCAGCGCATCGGCGGAACCCGTGACCGGTTCAGGGAATGGCAAGCCCGGTGATGATTTTAATCGGCGGGCCAGTTGGGATGAAGTTCTTGGGCCGCATGGTTGGAAAAAGGTGTTTGCACGGGGCGATACCACCTATTGGCGTCGGCCTGACAAAACGACCGGGGTTAGTGCTACCACGGGCTATGCCGGGACGGATTACCTGTATGTCTTTAGTACCTCGACCGGACTGGATGCTGAACGGGGTTACTCCAAATTCAGCGTCTATGCCCTACTGAATCATCGTGGCGACTTTCAAGCCGCTACGCGGGAACTGGGGAAACACGGCTACGGCGAACAAGCCGCCCGCAAAGCTACCCCAGAACCTGCCGCTAATGAAGAACCTGCCGCCGTAAGACCTGCGTCGGCTGAGTTCATTGCCTTGGCGGATTTTATCGCGACCCCCCCTGTATCGACCTACCTGATTAAACGGGTGCTCCCCGCTCAGGGACTGGGGCAGGTATTTGGGTCGTCGAATGTTGGTAAATCGTTCTTGTTGATTGATATGGCCTGCCACATTGCGGCGGGAATGGATTGGCGCGGCTTTAAAACCAAACCTTGCACGGTTCTATACATTGCCGCTGAAGGTTTGTCGGGATTGGCTGGACGGATGAAAGCCTGGACACAGCGCCACGGCGTATTACCGGATCGGCTGTTTATTCGACCTTTTCCTGTCGGTTTAACCATTGCGGGGGCCGCTGCGGCATTAGCCGAGCGACTCAAAGGTCTCCCTGAACTGCCTCGGCTGATTATTCTCGACACAATGGCCGCTAATTTCGGGCCGGGCAACGAGAATGACGCCAAGGATATGGGGATAGCCCTGGATGCGCTAAGGACTCTGGGTGGGCAATGGCTCATTCTGTGTGCTCATCATTCCGGGCATGGCGATAAAACCCGCAGTCGTGGACACAGTAGTCTGTATGCGGCTCTGGATATTGAGTTGCAGGTCAATCGCCCCGATCCATTGGGGCCGATTGAAGTCACTCATACCAAATGCCGGGACATGGATCGGATGGAACCGCTGTTTTTTAACCTGGAACGCGAGATTCTCCCGTGGGCGGATGAAGACGGCGAACCTGTCAATAGTGCGGTGCTGGTGCCTGCAGCCCAGGCCGAACTGGTTGAGGAAGGTGGTCGTGAGCCAATGGCCCCGTTGGGCGGAAAGCAAGCACAAGCGTTGCAGCTACTCAAGGATATTTATGCCACTCGTTCAGCGAACGTCGGACCGGACGGGGTTGCACGGGTGCTTTTACGGGACTGGTACGAGGCGATGGACTTCGAGCCGCACCGTGGACACCGGAGCCGCATCAAAGGTGACCTTGAACGTCGCGGATTGATAAAACAGGTGAATCACTATGTCTATCTTGTTGATTAGATTCATTGTTACCAAACGCTACCAAACGCTACCATTTGGTAACTTACCAAATGCTACCAAACGCTACCAATCCTCCCCCCTATAGGGGGGATGGTGCATGGTGCGTTTGGTAGCAGCCGATGGGGCGCAACGAGGATTCAGGCATGGATGAAATTTCCGACCGCCTGACCTATGCCACCTTCCCGGCCGAACTCAAGGCTGCGATGCGGGCGGTGGCCCAGGGCTACGGTTGGGAGCGCGACGACTGGCGGTTTCATACCCAGTGCTGTCAGGCCGCGATGCTCAAAGGGGTCGGTGCCGACGATTTGGCCGACCGCTACCTGAACCCGCATCCGGCGTGTCTGCAATACCGCCTAAAACCGCCTCCGGGGGGGGGTAGAAGCCACACACTGAACCGCCCCGCTACCTTGGCATACCCCAACCATTTTGAGCGCCTTAAATCGGAGATTTTGCAAAACGCGCCAAAATGGCCGTGGGGGGCGTTATGACGCCAGTGCAGCGGCATGAATGGCTGGCCGGGCTGAAAATCGGCGATGCGGTGAAGCTAGTGACGCCTTGTGGAGTGCATCGCGCTACGGTCGAAGACATCCGCGATGACCGGATGTGGGTGCTGTGGTCGCACGGTGAAACCCTGGGGCATTCGGCGACGTGGGTGTATGCCGCCAGCGGGAGTCAACGCAGCTATGACGTGATGATTCAGCCGGTGGAGGCGCCATGAGTGAAGAGGCGGCGGTTTATCAGCCTGAATCGGTGCCGGCGCCACTGGATAAGGCGGTCTTCGTGACCTGCCGATCCGGCAACAATGGCTTCACGGATTGCATGGTGCAGGTGGTGCGTGACCTGATTCGCATTACCGGCCATGCCACGATGGAGTTTGATCGCAAAGAGGCGATTCGCATGATTGCGGTGATGCAGCGGTATGTGGAGTCCGGCCATTGAATGCGCTCAATCGACAGGAGGGCGGTGACCATTATCGCACTCTGGCAGTGCAGCCGTGGGAGGCACTGGAATCGTGGTTATCGGCAGATCAGTTTATGGGTTTTCTGGTCGGTAATGCGGTGAAGTATTTGGGCCGATTCAATGCCGTGGATTACCAGAAAGGCGGATTGACGGATTTGAAAAAAGCGCGGCATTATTTGGACAAGGCAATAGAGTTGATGGAGGCTGAACGATGAATATGGCGGACGGGGCATTGGTGATTGCTGAACAGCGCAACCCGGAAAACAATACAGCACTGGTCATGGCAGCCAAGCTGTTAGCCCACGAAGTCCGGCGGTTGCGGAAAGAGCTGGACGATGAACGGCGGTTGTGCGATGCGGAGATGGATGATGGGAAGTGAGATTGAATTGACGTTGTCCCCGCAAGGCGCTGAGTTTATTGCGCGGTTTGAGGGGTTCCGGGCCGAGCCGTATTTTTGTTTAGCTGGTAAGCGCACGATTGGCTATGGCCACGTCATACGCAACGGCGAGGGTTTAAGTCACGTCACGGAAGGTGAAGCCCTTGACCTGCTGACGATGGATGCAACTCGGGAAGCGGCACCGGTACGCAA